GACGACGCCATCACGTCATCGAAGGACGAGTTGAGGAGAAGCTCGCTCACCGCCACGGCGTAGCCCTGCTCCGCCACGGTGATGGCGTACTGGCTCGCCGTGAGAGCCGCCGTCTGCATGCGGACACCCTCAACAAGCTGCGTGGCATCGCCGAGGTTGTTGTACCGCATGAAGTTCACTTGAAGGCCAGGTTGTATACCGAGTTCCGTCTTCTTTACGGCGAACTGCTCGAAACGCAGTACGGGCATCGACTGAAAGAGGATCTCTTTCGACCAGATGACCTGGATGGCGGGGGACAACTGTGAGTTCGTCCCCGGATATCCGGTGGGCGAGGCGCTCAGAAGCGGAGTGCCGGTGATGGCGGAAGGCATGTACTACCTCTCTTTCCTAAAAAATGGCCTCACATTCCGGCCTTCCATGGATTTTCTATTGCCTACGACTCCGAGACGCCGCCCGCAATAAGTCGTCACGATTCGCACTGTACTCTTCGGGGGTTAGCCCCTTGATGTCATCTGGTGTTAGCACTCTTGTCGACGCCGCCATATCTGGTGGGCCGATTGGGGGCGACGTCACGCCGACCATGGGGCGAGCGGCATTTTGCTGCTGGAGAAACTGCGTGGTGTCTCCCAGGATGCTCGCTGAGATCTCTACAAGTTCCTGGATCTTCGCATCGATCTCCGCTTCACTATTCCCGGCCACCAGGCTCCGCAGTTGCGGGACGATACGGTCGCCTTCCTGCAACATCTTCTGTGCCAAGTAGTTCTGGAGAGAAGCGTGGCGGCGTTCTTGTTCCAGGACGGCCAGAGCCTTCTCTCGCTCTGCCCGCTCATCGGCCAGCCTCTGCTCCCACTCCTGGTCCTTGCGGGTGATGAGTTCCCGCAACTCCATCTCCTCCTCTTCCTTCTTCTTCGCTGCCTTCTCTGCTTCCTTGCGGACCTTGTCCTCGGCCTTGGCTCTTTCTTCCTCGACCTGGCGGTACCTGGCGAGTTCTGCGTTCAACTCGTCGACCTGGCTAGACAGGGGACCGTAACGGGCACGCTCCTCCTGGCGGATGCGCTCGATGTCCTCGGGAGTGAAGACCGTGGGCGGCTCCCCACCGCTGCGCTGCTGACGAGGCGGCGGGGGCGTCGATTCGATGACGATGTTGTTGGGATCGTTCGGGTCCGGCGGGTCAGGCGTCTGCTCGTTGGGGTCTGGTTCCTGTATCGACACCGTGTTCCTTTCTCTAGCTACCTTCGTCCTCTTCGGGGAGACGCCGCTGAGGCAGCACGGTCCCGTGCGCCAGGGCGACAATGCGCTGCTGCATCCTCAAGACGTCCTCGGAGTTGGTCAAGTTGATGCCAGGCAAGCTCCCGAGCTTGGGGGGCGCCCCTGGAGCACTGTTCACGTTCGATCCGCCCGCCGACTTCACGCCGGACTTGCCGTTGCCGTTGGTCGGCGGTGGTGGCTGGGGCACCGGACCATCAGGCGGGATCATCCCGGTCATGTTCACGGTGAAGCTCGCCGCCTGCGCCCGCAGGAACTCCAGGGCAGCCTGCTGCTCAGCGTCATCAATCAGTTCGTGGAACAGTTCCTGAAGCTTCTCGTCGGGGAACTCCTCACCAAGCTCCAGCAGGGCACCACGCTTGGATTCCAGGCCAAGAGCCATCTTGACCTGAAGCTCGTTGAGCTTGACCAGTTGATCGACCGGCAACGGTGGCTGGAAGTGGACGGTGTTTTGATAGGTGATCGGATCCCGAGGGTCCAGCATCGGCATCTGGTCGTCTTGGAGCGGCGGATCCGTGTCCGGGTTGTAGACCAGCATCTCCGGCTCTTTCATGAACAGCGTCTTCAGGGCCAACCGGTTGACCTCGGCGAAGCCCTCTCCATACTGGGTGGCCTTGAGGTGGAAGCGGTTCATGAGCGGCTGGTACTGAATCGCCAGGGCAACACCACTGGTGTTGGAGATGGCCTGCTCTTCGCCCAGGGCGGTCACGGGCACGCCGGTCATCTCGTGCATCGAGCGCTTTATGACCTCCAGGTACTTGATGGACATCTCGATGCCCTGGGGATCAAAGAGCAGGTTGGAGACCTTGGCCTCCTTGTTGGGGATGCTCCAGGTCTGGTGGGTCCCCTTCTCCAGGTTGGATGCCCTGGCGCCAATTACTACCGTCACCGGGGCGGCGTGGTAGTTGATGATGTCGCTGATGTCGGTGGCCTTCTCGTTGAACTCCCGGTTGAGCACGGTGATGTCCTGGATGTCAGGCATGCCCCAAGGCGAGGAGGCGATCGGCAGATTGGAGATGTGAACAACGGGGATCTCGCCGAGCGGGTTCTCCCGGCTGTCGATCAGTTCGTCGTTGACGTACTCCTCGATGGCCTGCTCCGTCAGCAGTTCGGTGTAGGTGAAGACCTGCCTGGTGCCCTCCTGGGTGGTTCCCCAGAACCGATACTTGAGCTTGAAGCGGATCAGCCTGCCCCGGTCATGGGGGTGCCACTCGGGGAAGCAGTAGGCGCTATTGAGGGGCAGGATACGGACCCGGCCGGGGTGACCCATCCCGGAGGGATCCACCCAGGCTTCCTCGTAGGCCACCTTCATGAAACAGTCGCCCGACACCGAGCCCATCGACCCGGCCTCCCACAGCAAGGAGTCCTTGCGGTTGTCGACCTCCCAGATACGCTGGAGACGTGTAGGAACGATGGCGGCGGTGGCATCGGGCGAACGGAAGCCGACACCCTTGCCGAAGACGAAATTGGTCGTGAAATCAGAGAGCGCCCTGGTGTAATTAAACGTTAACTGTGGCTCACCTAAATCGGGTCTTTGTGCCCAGTGGTAACCCAGGTCAATAGAAGGCCCAATTCATCGCATAGCGATTGAGACGAGGCCCATGGACTTCGAATTCTTCGTCTGCGAGTTCGACCAATCCTAAAGGACTGATCTGAATCGTGAGGTCCGACGAAGCAGCACGATAACTAGGGCTCTGGAACTGGATTGCCAACTTTTTGCATCACCTCCCTTCACCACGTACACTTCCGAACCGCTGACCCAACTGACCAACCTGCCCTACCCCCCTAGACCTATCCAACCCGCCCCCAACCTGACTACCCAACCCAACCCTCACCTTTGCCCTAATCGCTGGGCGTAGAGATCCTGCTGCGTGCGGGGGAGACGCCTACGAACAGCGATGCTCTGTATGGCGTTCTCTACCGCTCGCTGGTACTGCTGAGAGGATGAGGAGGCGGCAACCGATGCGGGGCGAGGCCGGAATCGGTTGAGGTTGGAGTTCGTGGTGGGCATTACTTGCCGTACAGCCGCTTGTTGGCGAGCGGATAGGACGCCTCGGTGTCACCAGGGGTACCTCGGTAGAGCCCTGCCAGAGCCTTGGTCAGACCGCCGTGCTTGCCACGAGCTTCCGATCGCCGGGGTGACGACGCCAGCGGACTGGCATGGGGATCCCGCCGGTCATTCCACAGGGTCTGGAGATCCATGTAAGGGACCGGGTTGTTCTGGATGTAGGCCATCAGTGCCTCCTGCAGAAAATCTGGCTGCCTCCACCAGAAAATGGCGGATATTTTTTGGTACACTGGAGGGCGTGCCGATCACGCTCACCGACGAGGAGTTCGCTCTCCTGTTCGACTTCCTGGACAGAGAGCACACCATCACTTGGGACCCCGATTTCGTGGGCCTCACCACCAAGATCGGCAAGCAACTCTGGGACCGTGTTCAGGTGATCGGAGCCGAGCGAGGCCTCATGCCCCAACATAAGGTTGACCCTTCCTCGTTATTCCCTTGACCCTGGGCTTGCCGCTCTTGGTCGGCGCAGAGGTCTCGATGTGCTTTCCGGCCTCCCAGGTGATGGCTTGTAGGTGATGCGGTAGCTCGATGTCACGGCCTTTGGCTGCGGTCCGGTAGGCGTTCTCGAAGTGCTCATAGCGGGTCGGTTGGCCGGACTTGAGTGCCGCCGTGTCCAGGCCCCGTCCCGAGAAGGCAGCCGGGTACATCTTGTTGGCGGCGATGTCATGCGCCCGGTAGTCGATGGTGACGTGGGTGGGCTTGTCCGGGTAGGCGATGTTGTGGAAGAAGGAGTTGGTCTTCGGGGAGGTCTGGCGGGGCAGGACGTCCTCGGGATGCTCGCCCTGCATCATCCGGTGCGCCCGCACCAGAGCCTTGTCCTGGGCGTGGACCAGAGGGGTGCCCTTGAGGAGGGCGTCAGCCTCTGGGGTGCGCCTGCCTCCCTCCGCAGACTTGTGGATAACCGACCAGTCCTCGCTCTTGAGCTTGTGCAGGCTGCCGAGGGCAGGCAGGTTGCGTCCCGACCAGTCCATCTGGGGGCTGATGGCGGCGACGATCCCGGCCCCGTGCTCAGGACTGGTGCTGGTACCTCGGACTCCCTTGGCTATCGCCTCATGCACCTTGGGGTACCACTCCCTACCCCGCTGGTGGACTTCTGGCGAGGCGATGTCATGCACCGTCTGGATGTTGCGGACCGCCGTTCGGAACTGAGTCGAGTTACCCATATCGAGCTTGGGGTACTGGGCGGCGAAGCCTTTCTGGCTGGCCCGCCCGGTAGGGGTGGCTTCCAGCTTGGAACCAGGGCGAAGGAAGTCGGCTCCCACGAGTTTCAGTCGCTGACGACTTCGGGCGCCCGTCTTTTCTGGATGGCGCCGTTGCGAACGACGTTTTCGTAGGTGACCTCGGCCTGGTCGGTGAAGCTGCCGTGGGCGAACTCGCCCAGCATGGACGGAGCGTCGATCCAGGCGGCGGAGCCGACGTGTGCCCTCTGCGCCATGGTCTCCTCCGGCATCTTGAACTGGGTGTTGGGATCGACGTGGTTCACCCGCCCCGGCGCCGACATCATGAACTCGGTCATGCCTCTGGTGAAGCTCGACGGCAGGTCGGTGTCAGTGGAGAGGCCTTCCTCGAAACGAAGCGGTCCCCGATTTCCGGCCTGGTTGGATGCCGGGATGAGGTCGTAGGCGTAACTGCCCTTTTCTGGGTACTGCGGATCCGGGGCCAAACCCATGGCGCACTCCTTTTTCACCGGTTAGAAGAACAGTAGCCACGCCCGATTCATGCAATAGGACCACCGGCTAAGTGATCAACTAATCCCGTTCAACGTGGAACATCTACCATGAGAGCTATGTCAGACCTCTGGGCAGCCCAGACATCCATGCAAAGAGCAACCGGGACTGTTCCCAATAAAGGTGATGGTGGTCCCCAGAATGATCTACGGCAAGCTGTGACTCCCTACAGCGCACAACTGGGGGCACAGTCGAAGCTGTCACAACTGCAATCCCAGGCCGAGCCAGCCATCGCCGGGGCGGCGGGCAAGATGAACGACGCCATCAGCGCCGTCCTGAACCCGCTCTCGTCCGTGTTGGGCGGCTAGCCCGTGGCGCCGAGGACCAGGGCGTGGAAACGACCTCGACCTCAGGGACCATGAGCGAGCGGGACATGATGGTGGCGCAGGCCAGGCTGTCGACATAGTCGTCATGCACGCCCGCCTCGTTGGGTGCTTCTACGAGGAGATGGGCACCCTGGTAGCGCTTCTCGACGTCGATCATCTGCTGACGGAAACGCTTCCAGGTCTTGGTCCGGCGGGCTTTGGGATGCCCCGGCCAGGACAGCAAGCCCCGTTGCAGTAGCTGCTGGAGGTGCTTCCAGCGCATCGACTGCTCTACGATCTGGGAGGACAACGGCTCGACCTGGATCTTTGGGAGCAGGCGCTTGAGCCGGTCGGCGGCGACGTCGCCGACACCCTGGGCATCCACGCCCATCGCCACCACCGAGTAGTTGGAGAGGAAGTCGCAGATCCTGAAGTACTGGTTCTCCCACTCCTCACCGTGCATCTCCAGCCAGTTGAGGATCCGGTGGTCGTAGAGACCAAGCTCGTCGGGCCGGTCCCAGTCGACCCACATGACGGTGACGACCGTCGAGTCCATCTTGCGGGCGAAATCGATCCCGGCGATGAGCGGGCTACGCCAATAGCTGGGCACGATGCCCATGGAGGGGTCGCCAAGCTCATCCATCCGGCTCTCGGTGATGAGCATCCCCCGTTCCAGGAGCCAGTGGAGCGAATAGTTCATCCTGAACTCGTCGGCGTCCTCACCCAACCGCATGGCCTCGCCTCGAATATAGGCGGCATAGTTGCGATTGAACTTGGCGCAATATTTCCAGTCGAACCTGAAGAAGTTGGTCTTCCCGCCACGGCGCAGGGCCTGGCGCTTGTTGAACTGGATCGTCTTGTAGAAGACGCCCTTCTCCGTCGAGGGCGTCCCGGTCATGACCACCGTCGCCAGGTAGAAGGCGCCCATGGGGGAGATGGACTTGTTGAGCACGAACTCATCCACCGACTGTGACTCATCGATGAAGATGACGTGGTAGCTCTTCGACTCGATCTTGGCCCTGGGGTTGGCCGTCTGCATGGCACAGAAGCTCTGGCACTTCTTGAGCTTGACCTTCCGGCTACCAGGTCTCACCTGGTCATCGATGTCAGGGTCCTCCAGCATCTCCTGCGCTCTCTCCGACGTCAGGCGGTCGACGACTCTGCCAAACAGAGTCTCGACTTGCTGCTCGACGGGAGCAAAGCAGCCGATCATGACGCCCTTGGCGAACTTCTGTAGCGGTTCGAACTCCGGGAACATTTCCGCCAGCCGGGGCAGAAGGATCATCAGAGATGCGGCGATATTCGCCACCACTTCGGTCTTGCCTGATTGCCGGGAAAGCTCCCCGGTGATGGTGGCGCCGTCGCCGGAGATGACCGACTCGATGATCCGCCGCCCGAGCGCTGCCTGGTAGGGGAACATCCCGACGCCCGAGAAGATCACGGTGAACTCCCAGACCCGGTCGACCAGGCGGTCCACAAAGGCGACGTCGGCAGGGTCGAGGACGGCGGGGGCGAAGTCGGCCCAGTCCTCAGAGAGGTCGTCTTCGGCGAGAGGGATCTCCTCGTCCAGGGACGGATCCTCAACGTAGGTCACCGAAGAAGGCTACTGGTGGGCGGTTCGTCCCCCTTGACCACGCTTGCTCCCTGTGTTGGAAAAATCGACACCGAGGTATCAGCGTAGTTACAAACGGGTGGATATTTTCTTACGGAATCGGTTGCGGGGAGCCTCTGGGTGTGCCTACCCTCGCTCAGGGAGACCACACTCGGAGCCAAAGAGCCTTGAGCCAACAAGGCGGGTCCCGCAGGGTGGGGGGAAGGGAGACGGAGCCGTGACTGGTTCAGCAAGGTGGCTACGCCGACTGATCCTGATCGTCTTGGTCTTCGGAATGCTGGCTTTATTGCTGGTGGACTGCGACAACGACGGGCTGAGCGATGTCCTGCAACCGCCCGTCATCGCCGCTCTCTCGATCGAGATGCCCGCCCCGGCCTGTCGACGGGAACAACGCCAGGCCCAGCTACCAGCCCGGCACAGCCCGGCCATCATCCACGCCGCTACCGAATTGACCGAATCCACCCATCACTGGGTGGCGCTTCTCGCCCGCTGGACAAGCGTCTACTCGACAGGACCGCCCGCCTGAGGGCAGGGGGAACGCCGTGCGCCGAGGCGCAATGGCACCTGTAGATAGCTCAATAGACCGCTATTGACGCTTGTAGACGTGCCGAAAAAAATCTCCATCATAAAGGCGGCGTTCTACTTCGATTTTTTCGTCAATAGGGGGCTTGACACCGGGCGCCTACAGTGGAATGGTGACCAAACCACCCCTGGGGGGTGGTCTTAATAATCGGCTGTGAACTTACATAGGTGAGATTTAACTCACCGAAAGGTGAATCATATGGTCAAGGGCTTAGAAGAGCCTGGCCCCGACTCAGACCCCGTCTTCGACGGCGTCCATGAGTGGATGACTCAGAAGGCGCTCCGGCACCTGTCACGAGTCGTACCGGGGGAGAGACTCGACCTGGTGGACCACATCGTGAGGGACAGGTGCTTCCCTCCCAAGGAGACCTGGGGGGCGCTGATCGCCCTGGAGGACCAGGGCTGGCTAGAGCCAACTGGGACCGGCTTCAGAGTGATGAAGCTCTGGGAACAGTCTGAGCGAAAATTCTTTGAAAAACTTTACGCAAACGCCTGCGCCCCGCCCCCTCAGCGAGACACCCTGTCGGGTGCCAAGCCGACAGGGTGTCGAGCAGTGAAAAGCGAGACGAGCGCAGCGAGTCGAGCGACCCCACAAGACCCGCCGAGCGCAGCGAGGCCCCTAGAAGGTATGGAGGGGTCTGTCCCAAGTTACGGACCGGATCCAAAGTATCCGTCCAGCCTAAGGGTGCAGTTGGCGAGGATATTTTTCCCAGATCTCTGCCGTCAGCACAACATCATGATCCTGCCCGGTCAGTATGACTGGCGCCCCTTGGCTCGTGCCCTCAGGGGATGGGAGCAGGACTTCGGGATTAACCTGTTGATGGTTCGCCAGATGATGGAAGAGTTCGTCCGTCATCCCGAGTGGTGTCAGAACAAGACGTTCCCCTGGAAGGTCTTCCTGGCCCGGCGGGACAAGCTCATGGATCTGGTGAGCACTCAGCGGAGGCGAGATCCGGCCCGTTTCAGCAAGGGCCAGGATAGGAGCTTTTGGCTCAACCGGTCCAAACAAGACAGTCACACCTCTGGTGCAGAGTATTGGCTGAACCGTCTATGACCACGCCGATGAACAAAAGGAAGTCTCCACTGTGGCTCTACGGAGGACACAAACCCGCCACCGACGACTTCAAGGCCAACCCCCGCTGCAACTGCAAGGACCGGTGGCACTACTTTTTCAGCGACGATCTCGTGGACCAGGCCATCGCCAAGGGACTGTGTGCCACCTGTCCCATGCTGCACCCCTGCACCCGCTGGACCCTGGAGAACTACGAGTCCGTGGTCGACGGCATCTTCGCCGGGATGGACGCCGCCTGGCGGCGACGCATCTACTACGGCGTCGAGACGTACTGGGACTGGGCCAAAGAGTTCAACTATTCCCAGAGCGCCGCCAGGGCGGCAGCCCGCAAGCGGGCGAGGTTGGGCATCAGCAAGCGGAACCAACAAGAGGAGTTGTGATGCGAGACGTGTTCGCCCCGTACCGGGAAATGACGTTGAAGGACTACCAGGTGCAGAACGAATCCCAGGCGGCGACGGTCATTGCCGTCGGGGCCTACATCCAGACCCTGGAGGAGAACCGTGTGCATGGCAAGAGCCTCAGCTTGTTAGGTCCGAACGGCGTCGGCAAGACCATGATCGCCAGCATCGTCCTCAACGCCGCCCGGAACCTGGAGTACCGGGCTGAGGCCATCGAGTTTGCAAGCTATGTCAACCTGCACAAAGAGAAATGGAACCTCCACGACCTGCTCCGCCACGGCCACGACGACATGATTGACGCCTACATCCGAGTGCGCTCACACATCCGCTACATCCAAGGTCACCTGACCAAGAGCGCCGACTGGGTGCTCTTCGATGATGTGGGCCGAGAGTTCCCTTCGGAGTCGGGCTGGTCACAGAACGAACTCTTCGACACCTTACGCTTTCGTTGGAACCGTGGTCTTCCCTTCCTTCTCACCACCAACCTGCCACTTTCCGAGCTTGAACTGCGTTACACCATCGGCCTGGGCAGTTTTCTCAACGAGGCGAGCGAGATCATCTTGGTGGAAGGAGACGATTATCGATGGAGAAAGGGCAGCTTGGCACTTCAGTCCAGCAAAGGGTGATCTTCGTGTGGGAAGGCACCCTGGCCCATCTCCCCGACGGACCGGGACCAGGAGCAGTGGAGTCGATGTGCCGGAAGCTGGGCCGCTACGAGCGGGCCGTGGGCTACTGGAAGATCCATGACTCGACCGTGGCCGTCATCTGGACGCTGTTCCAGCGCACCCCGTTCCGCATCGACCTGGCCGTCACCACCCGTGAGGACCGCTTCGCCAAGGCGGTGGCTGATCTCTCTGACCGCAATGGCTGGCCCATCCGCTACGTCTTCGCCATGACCGCCCCCGCCCTGGGCCGGAGGCTCCCCTACATGGCCGACGTCGAGTGCGTGTACTACGGGCTGGCCGAGCAGCGCTTCAACTTCGGCCCCCACGGCTACTTCCTCGACACCCATCACGTCGGCCAGATCGCCTGATGGACATCGAATGGGCCACGCTGTCGAAGACGATCGACACGGGCGGCTTCGACGTCCTGGCCCAAGCCCACGTCGGGCAGGCCTTCTTCATGGATCCCGACAACGTCGACGTGTTCCAGTGGATGCGGGACCACTGGGAGCGCCACGGAAACACACCGGGCAAGGAGGCCTTCCACCACCGGTTCCCCGGCTATGCCCTGATCGACACGCCCGAGCCGCTCCAGTACTACCTGGGCGAGCTTCGGGACCAACGCAGCTACGCCCTGGTCACCTCGATGCTCGACAGCATCAAGGATCCAATGAAGCGGGGCGACTCAGCGGTAGCGGTCAAGATCCTCAACTCGTCCCTGGAGAACTTGCACGTCGAGATCGCCGACCTGCGGGACGAAGACCTGACCAAGACGACGGAGAACCGCTTGTCCTACTACGAGGAGCTTTCCCATTCCACCGGCATCAAGGGACTTCCTACGGGATTCCCGACGATGGACTTGGCCACCCAGGGTCTCCAGCCGGAGCAGTTGGTAACGCTGATAGGCCTCCAGAAGAGCTACAAGAGCATGATGATGATGAAGATGAACATCGGCTGCCACGCTGCCGGTGCCTGCACTTTGTTCGCCAGCTTCGAGATGAGCACGGCCGAGCAGGCCACCCGTCACGATGCCCTACGGGCGGGGGTCAGCCTGACCCGATTGCAGAACGGGCACCTGAACCCAGCGGAGCGCACCAAGCTGCGCCGCATGATGCATGGCCTGGAAGACCAAGCGCCAATGATATTCATTCACGATCCTGCCTCCACCACGACGGTATCAGCGATAGCCGCCAAGATCTCGCAGTACCGGCCCGAGGTCGTCTTCATCGACGGCACCTACCTGATGGACTCCGAGGTGCCCAACGTCGACCCGAACTCGCCCCAGGCATTGACGGCGATCACCCGATCACTCAAGCGTCTGGCTCAGAGGATGCAAATCCCCATCGTGCAGACCACCCAGGCATTGGGCTGGAAAACCCGCCAGCACCTGACGCTCGACTCCATCGGATATTCGTCCTCCTTCGCCCAGGACAGCGACGTGATTTTCGGCGTGGAGGAGATCAAGGAGGACGGCAAGGTCAGCGACAAGGAGTGCATGCTGAGGATCGTCGCCGCCCGGAACTGTCCGAAGAAGGACGTGCGCCTCCGACTCGACTGGGAACATGGGCAGATCACTGAGACCGACGAGATTCACTACACCTCCGACGACATGGGTGATGAAGCGTAAGGAGTGAACGATGAAGGTGAGCGAGTTGATTGACGAGCTACAGGCCTACCTGGATGCCAACGGTGATCATGAGGTAGTCGACGCTTACGACGATCCCATCCCCAGCCCGGAGGAAGTGGAGGGCGTCTGTGTCCTAGCGGAGAAGGCATGATCGAAGACCTGCTGGAAGATATCGGCGTCGAGGATCTCCGACCGATGTACGACGAGATCGGTGGACGCTGCCCGATGCACGAGCAGCGCACCGGGGAGCGGGAGAACCATCCCCGCCACTGGTCGATCAACCGGGGGACCGGGGTACACCATTGCTTTAGCTGCGGCTACAGCGGCTCGCTGGTCAAGCTGATCATCGACCTCACCAAGATGGGGCTGTGGGAGGCCTACCAACTGCTGCACCGCTTCGACGTCGACCTCGACCTTCCTGCGGAAGAGGTCTGGATCCCACCACTGCCCGCCGTCAAGGTAGAGGAGAAGCTGTCCGAGTTCGGCCCACCGCCGGAGCGGGCCATGAAGCGACGCCGCCTCAGGCCTGAGGCCGTCAAGCGCTTCGGGGTGCGCTGGGACGTCGAGGAGTCAGGCTGGGTTCTGCCCATCCACGGCCCCTCCGGTGACCTCTGGGGCTGGCAGATCAAGACACCGGACTGGGTGAGAAACCGCCCGCCCGGCATCCGTAAGAGCCTGACTCTCTTCGGGGTCAACATCCGCCACGATGGTGTCGGCGTGGTGCTGGTGGAGTCGCCCTTGGATGCCATGTACCTCGATGGCCTGGGCTACCCAGCCATGGCCACCTTCGGCGCCGAGATCAGCGACACTCAGATGCGTCTGGTCATCGAGCGCTTCGACGAACTGACCCTCAGCCTCGACAACGACAAGGCGGGCCGCAACGAGACCGAACGGCTCCTGGCCCTGCGCTGGCACCACCGCCTGCCGATCCACATCTTCGACTACCGGGGCGTGACGGCCAAGGACCCAGGCGAGTGCACCCCCGAGCAGATCCACGCCGTCATGGCCGATGCGCCCCTGGCCGCATTCTGGTCGACCTGATGCCCTTCGCCGGGAAGCTCTATGACTTTCAGGAGGAGGCCGTCGAGCGCATGATCAAGATGCGCTGCCTCCTCTTGGCGATGGAGATGGGTCTGGGCAAGACCATCTGTGCCATAGCTGCCATCGAGCGGCTCATCGATGATGGCGAGATCGCCGCCGGGTTCATCATCTGTCCGGCCTCCATCAAGCTGCAGTGGGCCAGGATGATCGAGCAGTTCGCCGAGGACGCCAGCGTGATCGTGGCGTCAGGATCGCCTGACGCCAGGCAGGAGCAATACCGGGCCTACATGAACGGCGGAGCCGAGTACTTGATCATGAACCCAGAGACCATGGTCCGGGACTGGGAGGTCATCCGCAAGCTGCCACGGGACTACATCGTCACCGACGAAGCCCAGTGGTTCAAGAACTTCAAGCCCCGGCGATCCAAGCGCATCAAGCGGCTCAAGGCCGAGTACCGCTGGGCGCTGACCGGCCAGCCGATCGAGAACCGGGCCGAGGAGGCCTTCTCCATCATGGAATGGGTGGACGCTCAGGTATTGGGCGACTACCGGGTCTTCGACCGAGCCTTCTGCGTCCGGGACAACTGGGGCCGGGTGCGGGTCTACAAGAACCTGCCGACACTGCACCGGCTCCTGTCCGACCACATGGTCAGGCACACCAGGGCGCAGGTCGCCGACCAGCTTCCCGCCGTGAGCGAACAGACCATCCCCGTTGAGATGGATGTCGAGGGCGCCCGGCTCTACCGCAAGATCGTTCATGATCTGGAGAGTGACCTGTCCGAGGCGATCTCCACCTTCGGCAACTTCAACCTCTGGTCGTACTACCAAGGCGACGACGTCGGCGAGGCCAGAGGCCGGATCATGAGCAAGCTCGTGTGCCTCCGCATGCTCTGTGATCACCCCGAGTTGCTGCGGATCTCTGCCGCTCACTTCCGGGGCGACCTTCACGGCGGTCAGATCGGATCCGAATACGCCCAGCTACTCCATGAGACGGGGCGGTTGGAGGGGCTGAAGAAGACGCCCAAGCTCGACGCCACCGTCGACCTGATCTCCACCATCCTGGAGGCCGACCCGGCCAACAAGGTGGTCGTCTTCTCCTTCTTCAAGGCCATGCTCGACCTGCTAGGCGCCGCCACCACCGGGATGACCAAGAGCGTGTTGTTCACCGGAGCGGTTAGCCAGAAGGGACGTGACCAGGCCAAGCAACAGTTCGCCAATGACGCCGAAACCAGACTGTTCCTCTCCAGCGATGCGGGCGGAGTCGGCCTCGACCTGCCCATGGCGAACTATTTGATCAGCTATGACCTGCCCTGGTCGGCGGGCGCCTACGCCCAGCGGCAATCACGAATCATACGTCTGTCATCTGTTTGGCCCCGCATCACCCTTGTGTCCCTCCAGGTATCTGGAAGTGTCGAGGAATACCAGGCTCGCCTGCTGGAACAGAAGAAGAAGGTGGCCGATGCCGTGGTGGACGGCGTAGGTATCAGCCCCAAGGGACGCCTGAACCTGGATCTCCAGAGCCTCAGTGCTTTCCTTGGGATGAGCGTTGTCTGAGGAAATTCTGCGGGAACTTTCCGCCAGGTGCTGATTGCAGAAGAGCAAGGTGCTAAAGCTGAGGGGACTCCTAGAACGAAGGAGGAACAGATGTACTTCGTAGTGGTCACACATTTGGATGGTTACACTTCGCCAGATATTATCGGCCCCCTCAGAGAAGAAGATCTGGACAGCCCAGAATATCGACTCTGGGAGGCTGGTCATCTTGATGAAGGTCGATGGCCTTCGGTTCAGATGCCCGTGAGCTTGAGTGACGCTCTCCTGGACATCGGAGAACCCAGTGCAGGAATATGACCCTCAGCTAGACAATAAACATGGTTGGTCTCTCATCACCAAGTTCAAGTACGGAATCGTCAAAATTTGGCTACGACTCGTCCACGAATCCGGTGCATCAGTGGCCGCTGCCTATGGACGACCTCACAACCGGACCATCACACTCGACCTCACTTGTGGCAACGGGGAGTCGATCACGACGGAGTGGTTCGAAAGCCAAATCTGGGGACTGGCACTACAACAAAGTCGGATCCAGGCGATACGTGGAATCCCACAACTAGTGTGTGGAAACGAGAGAAACATACAGGAGTTTAAATCTCTACGACACCATACATCCCAGAACCTCGCACCCTGGGAAGAACTCACACAGGTCTCGGAAACCCAGTGGAAGGCAACGAACCTGGAGATAGAGCTTCACCAACGTGACAGTCGGGGAGTAGCACTCAGTGACTACGGATTCGGAGATCTTGTCATCGTCATCATCGACGGCAACACCATTGATATGAGTGCCGGGGTGGTAAACCCAGAGGAACTCGTCGGTCTTACTCAACGAGGAGCGATCGTTTTCGTATTCACGACTATGAAAACTCAAGAACGAATTCGATACCTGCCGTTTGAAGAGAGGCGCATCGACTGGCGTCTACTCCTGAACACGGTACATCTGCTGACTGTTCCATCCCTGGCCCTTCAGGACAGCCTCTACGTAGTCCAACACGGCTTCGGGAAATGGATCTGGGAGATGACGGCACTATCAGCGTGGCGACCACAGTTCGACAACGCCATCGAGATGGTAGCGAAATCAATGAAGGATCTGCCAAAGGAAGCCGGGGGAAACCCACAAGGTGGTCTAGACATCACCATCATCAGTCATCAGGATGACCAGAAGCAAGTGCTTGCGCTCTGGAGAGAGGCGACCGTCCTGGAGAAAGAGGAAAAGGCAATCAGGGAGAGGAAGGTCAAATTCAGTAACAACTCAATAAATGCACACAAGACCATGCGACGAAGGCGGGAGCAAGAGCTATGACGCTGAACTTCAACGACCTGAAGATCCATCCGGTTGCCGCTGCGTTCCCTCCGCTTGAGGGGGATGACTTCGACAACCTCGTAGAAAGTGTCCGTGCCAACGGGCTTCTGGAGGACCTGACGATCACCGCAGACGAGACGATCCTCGTTGACGGGATCAACCGTGGTCAGGCCTGCCTCAAGGCGGGCATACCCCTACGATTCACCAAACTGGCGTCGAACATCTCCGAAGACGAGATCCGAGCCTTCATCCTGGCGAAGAACCTCGACCGCCGCCATCTCGACGCCGGGCAGATTGCAGGTGTCGCTCTGGCACTGGAGAAGGTCTACGCCGCCGAAGGCAAGGAACAGCAGCGTCAGGCTGGTGGTAGCAAGCCTGGTCATCGTGGTGGGGGTCGGAAAGTATCGCTTCAGCCGGATCCGGCTGAAGCGAAGAAGAACAACCCACAGGCAGCCGAGCGAGCGGCTAAGGACACTGGGGCCAGTGCTACTTCGGTGAAGGACATGAAGCGTCTAGAGAAGAACGCTCCTGACCTCCACAAGAAGGTGTTCACCGGGAAGATGACCCTCAACGCCGCACTCAAGGAACTGAAGGAAAGGGAACGTCGGCACAAGGAATCCCTCGCCCTGAATCCAAAGGAGGAAAAGCCAACTCCCGTGAAACTCATACTGAAAACTCACGAAGGAGTGGATGTCGAATATCCGAAGCCAAAGTCAAAGGCGACCTTCCAGCGAGTCAACGAGCAGATAGCGTGGGCCGGATGGTCATGGAACCCGGTGACGGGTTGCCTCCACGGATGCAAGTACTGCTATGCCCGTGAGATCGCAATGAACAATGAGTACTACCCAGTGGGATTCACTCCGCTGTTTCATCATCAACGACTAGAGGCCCCGGCGAATACCAAGGTTCCGACCGAGGCTGGGCAGGACCCTGTACTTGGCCGGGTGTTCGTCTGCTCCATGGCAGACCTGTATGGCGCCTGGGTCCCTGAGGACTGGATCAAACAGGTTCACCAAGCGTGCATCGACTGCCCTCAGTGGGAGTATCTGTTCCTGACCAAGTTCCCCAGCCGCTACACCAAGCTGGGGGACCTTCCCAAGACAGCATGGCTGGGTACGACCGTGGACTCGCAGCGCCGGGTGGCTGTTGCCGAGTCAGTGTTCCGTGACATCAGCGATGTCCGAGCCAAGTGGCTCTCGCTGGAGCCACTCCTGGAACCACTCCGGTTCAAGGACCTATCAGTGTTCGACTTTGTGGTGGTCGGAGCGCAGTCTCGGACCATACAGCCGGACATCGGGCGAGTCGATGAGATCGCCCCGAAGTTCGAGTGGGTAGCCGACATCTGGCACCAAGCGAAGGAGGCGGGATGTCGAGTGTTCCTAAAGCCGAATCTGATGCCCCCGCCGGATCCAAAGGGGACAAAGCCAGGAATGTTGCTACCGGAGGAAGTACCAATCTTGCATGATACCCGAAGGGGAAGAAAACCATGACGAGCGAGGCATTCATCGAGGAAGACGACAGAGAGGGCATATTTGAAGTCATTGACTACGCCGTAAGCCAACGAGGACCAGAAGAGTTCAGAGTAGCGATAGAGATGAGAAACATCGGCCAGTATTGTGGCGCACTCACTCACGATGAATTTCATAAGTTTCTTGCCTGGATTAGGTTGTGGCAGGAGCTTCCACCGTTGATACTGATGGATCCAATGACAACCTTTAGTTTCATTGTGCCTGATCCTGAGGATGACAAGAACTGACCATTGGACCCCGGTACCTCTTCTGTGGATCTCGCCTCACCGACGACACCCTGCTCATGCGAGCGCTACTGGAGGGGCTGAATACCCAGGCACGCCAGTGGACTGAGACGATCACTATCTTGGATAACGGGACGCTCCAGGGACTTGAGGGAGAAGTGAGTTCCTTCAGGTACCTGGAGCATCGTCATGTCAAGCAGGAGGCGAGGCCCAACATCGTGGTGGCGTTTATGGACCGTCTTTCCCAGAATCGTGAGACAGAGAAGACGCTGATACGTGCAGAGAGCGAGGGGATCCCGGCCTTCATCATCAGTAGATACGACGATGGAAACTTTCCGCTATAGCCCTTCTGGCCGGGGTGGCGCCGTTACCATTCGGACATGGGAAGGCTGCGACGACGTGAAGAAGAGGAGATAGACCTCAACCGGCTCCGCCAGGATGTCAATGGTTGGTGGGCGATCAAGGCCCAGTCAAAGCTCATCGCCAAGCATCTGAGCGACGGGCGAGATACGCTCATGAAAATAGTGCAGCGCCATGGCATCACCGATCCAACCAATGGATCCATTTTCCTGGATCTGGACGAGCCGGTCAGCGACCGGAAGATCCTCAAGCTCAAGGCGCAGCGCTCTGTCACCAACGGGCTGAACCCCGATGCCGCCGAGCAGATCCTCAAGGCCAAGGGACTGTGGGACGAGATGATCGAGTGGGTGCCGCAGTTGGACCAGGGCAAGGTCCACGCCGCCTTCTATGACAAGAAGATCAGCGAGGACGAGTTGTCCCGCATGTTCCCCCAGGCGATCCACTTCAGCTTGATCCTGCTGGACGACAGTGACAAGCCGGTGTCGTGATGGAGGCATTCCAGCATCTGGCCGATGAGTACTACCCCGGCTCCAAGCGGAAGCGACGGGAGTCTATCCCGATGCGCCAGTCCCGTCTGCGGGCCGAGCGGGCCGAGGCCAGGGCTGACGATTCCTGGGACGCCCGGCCCTGGTTGAAGCATCTGCCCGACGGCCGAGAAGTGGAGATGTTCCCCATCGGGGCCTTGGCAAGAGCCTTGGGCCGGAACTCCGTCACCATCCGGCGCTGGATCCGCCTGGGCCTGCTGCCCAGGGCGACCTATCAGACCAAGCCCCTGGCCGGTACCCGTGGCGACGCAGGCAGGCGTCTATGGACCCGTCGCCAGATCGAGGGGATCGCCCGGATAGCCGAAGAGGAAGGACTGCTTAGCGACAACCCACCCCGAATGCAGGCCACTCGTTTCACCCAGAGAGTCGTAGCTCACTGGAGAGAGTGGCTATGAAGCTGTCCAAGTCTCGGCGCTATTTGATCCGAATCCGGGACTATGAGACCACCACGGTCGAGGTCGGCGCCGAGATCAGCCACTACGACATCGGATACGACGACCAGTCCTGGGCCGAGGCCACTGCCCAGCAACGGGTCTCACAGACCAAGAAGCTCCGGGATCTCTTGGACCACGAAGTCGACCGGCTCGCCAGGGAGGAACTGGAGATCGTCGCCGACTGGTCAGAGATCACCCCGAACCTTGCTGATGACTACCTGAAATCCACTGCCCCCATGCAAAGGAACCAATATGCCGAGAAGACTGACTCGCACACCCCGTCCAGCCGAAGACTACGAAGAGGAGCGTCCACGCCGCCTTCATCGAGGCCCCTCCGACCAGCGTGATGGCGCTGATGACAGCGACCTGGCCGTCGCCAAGGGCTGGGAAGGCTATCGGCGCACCAAGGCCAACGCTCCCTCCAAGTGGTCGAAGCTGTTCAAGGTCCCTGACGAGGAGGGCTTGATCCTGTTCTTGGAGG